TTGCCTTTCATGTCTTTCATGTTTTTCTTGCCTTTCATGTCTTTCATGTCTTTCATGTCTTTCATGTCTTTCATGTCTTTCATGTCTTTCATGTCTTTGATGTCTTTCATGTCTTTCATGTCTTTCCCTACCATTTAACTTTGTGTGACCAGTACCTAGCGGACATCTTATTAGGGCTGGAGTCTTGTGCATTGTGCCTAGCATAATACGACTTCTTACGGGCTTTGTCCTTGGCAGACTTTGGGCTACCACCGGCACCTTTTACGCCCTGCTGCCCAAACCGAATAAGCTTTTCTTTGCCCTCAGCACACGCTTTTACTACGTGGGACTTCTTCGCGTGTGAGGGGGTCTTCTTTGGCGCGTTGCAGGCCATTTTAGACTTCACTGTACCACCCGCTTTATAGTACTTATTCATAGCCTAATTTTGCACCCACACTTAACTGTAAAAGAACGTAACGCCTACTAGGTTAGTGAACGCGCTTATCCAAAGGTCATTGACTTTAATACCGTTACCGTCAGTGTTGATGTGCTGCGTTCCTGATGCAATGATGTCAACGTCGAGTACCGTAGCACCCCCGTTACCATCCGTGACCGTTAAGCGGCCGGCAGTGCCCGTGGACGTGAGTATTAGTCCGCGTATGCGCGCTGGACCCACCCCTGCGGTACCCGTGGCCGTACGTCGTACGGCCTTAGTATCTGAAAGAGCCATGTGTTACTCCTTGTCTTTAGCCTTTCGTTTAGCCTTAGCCTTAGCCTTAGGCGCGGGGATACTAGAAGTAGCGCCCTTTGCTGTGCGTAGCGCGCCCATTAAGATACTGCAGCTGAGAACGGTGTAGCTTCAGTGCCAGTGGCAGCGGTGACAATTTCAACGGCCCACAAGTTAGCTGCAACGTCACGGAGTTTCACCGTCGCCCCAAGAAGTCCACCAGTTGTGGTGCCATCAAACGTAATCGTGTCAGATGTGGCTGTTGTCTCAAAGATAGACGCTGTCCCGCCGCCATCGTTGGCAATAATAGCTGCGCCTGCCATAGTGTCCGCGGCGCTAGCCACTGAGATGGTTGTGTCGCTAGTCACCGTAACGGAAACAAAAAAGTCGTACACGTTGCCCGTGCCAGCGGCTGCAGGTAAGGTAACGGCAATGCCGTCTGCTCGTTGGAGGATGTTGACACGGCCAGAGTTAGCCGCTGGGGTTACTGCAAGCGTACCTACAGTGGTCGTTGTGATAGAGTCAGTGCCGGAAATAAACCCACCGGTAGACGTAACTGGACCTGAAAAAGTTGTAGCACCCATAATAATATCTCATGCAATGAGGTATATTCGTCTGCATGGTGTCAGTCGGGTCTGTCGAATACACCGGGTTATCCCGATTTATAGCAATCTAACACACTACTTTCGGGGAAGGAAGCTATTGCGTGAGGTAGTTAATAGCCCATTGCAAGTTGTCTACCGAATCCTTTAGCTTACCTAGTCCCCTATTACAAGCATCACAGAGTATGCCCCTAACTTTACCCGTCGCATGATCATGGTCTACACACATAGCCCGGGGGCCACCGCTACCACAAACCGCATCATTCGGTAGGGTGCATATCGCACATTTGTAATCCTGCTCCTTCAGCATACGGTTGTAATCATCTAGGGTTATACCGTACGACTTTTTTAGGTCTGTATTCTTTACTCTATCTGGGTTATTGGCACGCCACACTCGTGCATACACCGCCTTGTTCTTGCTGGGGAAAGTCTCTTTCCACTCCCAATTAGTTGGGCTTATAGGGGCCGTCCGCTCAGGCCTTGACAATTTATGTTGTTCTGGCTGCACACCAATAGCGGTAGCAAAAGCCCAGAAATCCGCCCGCCATTCGTCACACATGGTCGATGCCCCACCTCGCTTGTGCCATGCCCATTTCTGGTAGTGTGCGTGTTTTTCTCGGGAACCCCAGTCTTTAGCCCTTGGGTTATCTAGGGCGCGGTGAGTTCTCAGCCTGCTCATATGTACTGAGCATAACTGGCGTTGCAGACTGTATTGGGGTTTGTTGCAGTGGGGGACTGTACAGAGGGGTCTTCTGGACTTCAGGTCTTTACGGTAATGCATGTCGCACATACCCGTGCGGTGCGAGGGCCGTGTACATTCTGGAACAAAACAAGGAGAGGCTGTTGCCAGCCTCTCTCGCTCGTAGTGCTTACGGCATAGTCTAGTAGAAAATACCGTGTTGTTGCAGTCAGGGGTAATGCACTCTTCGTGGCCCATACTAATCCTATCAAGCGATTGGTCTAGGTCATTGTGGAGTAACTACCCCCTTTGGTCAAGCCCCAGGGCTTCCGTAAACAGCCAGCGGATCACTTACACCGAACGAGTATCGCTCACGAGCCTTATAGCGGCTGTTACCTGTGTCGAAGTCACCATCCATTGAGTTAGACAGTGCGGCACGAGTAAAGTGCTTGAGGCCGTTGGGGATGTCAGTGCACAAGAACCACGCGTTCACATCGGTCAGGTAGTGGTTGATCTTGTACCCGCCCGGAATGGAGTTGTTGTTCTCAATAGCATTGATGTCGTTGTCCGCAGTACCCACGCGGCCCACAGTCTCCAACAGGCGAGTTGCAACGAACTGCAACGCTGGTGGGATGATGAGCTTCTTAGGCATTGCCGCGATCAGCAGGCCACGCTCGTCGGTCCACAGGGAGATGGCGATAACAGCCGCTTCAAGAGAAGTTTCGTTAAGGTCAGCTGCCACTGCAGGGCGGTTAGAGTTTACACCGCCACCAACAAGTGGGTGATCCGTCGCACACAGAACTTTGCCATCGCCGTAAGTCGTACCGGAGAAAGCGTTGTTCAGGATTGCCGCACCTTTTACCTGCTTGGTGTAGGCCATAGCACGGGCCAACGCTTTGGTGTAACGAGCCGACAAAGAGTCGTACAAGTTATCCTCAATCGCTTCCTCAGTGAGAGAGAAGCCCATTGCGATGGTCTCGTGTGTGTACCGAGCAGTCCATGCTTCTTGTGCGTTGTCATAATCAAGCGCAGAACCTTCGTTCTTGACGCCAGCTGCACCAAAGCCAGACAGCTTGGTTTCTTCTTCGAAAGAGCGGTCAGAAGTTTCAGTTTCGAAAATCTCCTTGTGCTCCTCCGCGTACTTTTTGTACTCCATACCGAAGAGGGCGTTCAATCCCGGCAGTAGTTCTTTAAGTAATTGGGCGCGTGAAATTGCCATCGTCCGTTACTCCTTATAGGCCAACAGCGTTTGAGGCGCTGTTATAACCGGGGTTGAATTTAACCAGCACATCAGGGTACGCATCACCAACAGGTGACACAAAACTTACGATGCGGAAGGCGGCGGTGGTGGTGACAGTGGTTGCGTCCATTGCAGAGGTAGAGTTCCCAGTAGCAGTGTTACCTGTGCTGGTAGTCTGGCCCGCAGCAAAAAATGTGTTCGCACCCACGTCTGACTGATCGGCAGCGCCGTCCAGCTGGACTTGGAACAACACATTCGGATCATCAACAACGTAGGCCCGGATTGGACCAGTGGCTGTACCCGTTGGGTAGTACTGACTAAACGTCGGTTGCCCCATTGAGTTGATGTAGTCACAACCAACAAAAACACCTAAAGAACCCGTAAGGGTGGTGCCTGTCGGAAGTGCGTTAGTAGTACCGTCGGCACCGGTAGCGGTGCTCAGTGCGATGTAGCCATCAGCACCAACGTGTACCACTTGACCATAAAACAGGTTTGTTGCCTCACCTGCAGGGTCGATCAGATAGTGCGAGATAGCGCCCGCGTAGGGCATACCATCAGCACGTTTTACGGGTCTTAGACCGTAAGGGGCAGCTGTAAGCGCCATAAATAGCTCCTAATTGGTTAGGTTCCGTCGCCAAAAGCAGATTTAGAAACCTTGCTTTTTCGTTCATTGAACAGTGGCATACGGGGATCATTTTCTCTCATTAGGCTGTTGTCCACAGAAGCCATCTGGTTGCCAGCCTGCGCGTTGTAGTACGCATTCCGGTCCTCGACCATTTCTGTGGGGGTCTTGCAAAGCATAAGTCCACCGATAACCACGTTCTCCGCGAACCGCTCGTTCTCGGTTGATACCATGGCGATCTCTGGATGGGCCTCTGCTTTGACTGGCTCCCAGCCTTCACGTAGCTTGGAAGAAACGTTGGTGGCGTCTACTTTACCTAGCGTGCTAACACGAACCCAGTGAAACGTGTAGCCTTCTTCCGGTGTGGGAGAGGGCAAAGTCTCTGGCGGTTGCCAAGACTTCCTACGCACGTTCTTTTCTTGCGTGTCTTCATCGCGGTTGATTCTGTTTTGTGCCATTATTGTTCCTTCCTCATATCTTCTGCAACCTGTCTGGCGTAAGCCTCCAGTGGGACTCCGAGCCGCTTAGCGAGAGAAACCTGTGTCTGCGTTAGTCGCACCTTTTGGGGCGCAGTGCTCCGCGAGGCGGGCGCAACCACATTACTCTTTCTTTTAGCCGGTGCCCCTGTTGGGGCTTCTCCCTCGAACTCGTCGGGGAATAACTTTCGCATACGAGCGTCAATCCGCTCATAGTATTCATCACTTTTCGTATCTATACCTTCCTTCAGGAGCTTCGTATGTAGCCCTAAAGCTAGGCTTGTCATCTCGTCGTCCTTACCGAACCAAGTGTTATTCTTGGCCCAGTCCGCTGCCTTAACGTCTTTAGTAGCAGCGGGTTGACTTGCTACTTCTCGTTTTACAGGAGTTTCTTCAGTCTGTAAAGCAGGTAGCCGAAAATTATTTACCTTGTCAAGCTTTATAGCCGTGTTAGATATTAGTTCCTGCGCGTTAGCTAGTGCCTCAGAATCCCCGGCTTCGTAGGCTTCTTTGAAGTCTCTTTTCGCCTGCGCTAGCTCCTTACCAAGTGAAACCTTAGCCTGCTCAATCTGCGCAGTCTGGCCTTGGTGGTTGCTACCTTTTAACTTCTTGTTCTCCGCAACAACTTGTGCCGCGTAGGCTGTAGCAGCGGCACTATCTCGAACCGCCTGCTCTTTCTCCCGGCGCTCGTCATGGTAGCCTTTGCTCAACTTCTTGAACCGCTTCTGGACACGTTCGGAATACTCTCCTAGCTCTTCCTCGGTGACATCGTCCGGTGGGTCTCCCGCCTTGCGGCCCCGGTCCGCTTCCGGCACATCGTCAACAACCTCAATTTCTAGGTCGTCGTCCTCCTCTGGCTCAGCCTTGGTTTTGCGTGTTGGCGTATCTACAGCGACGGCGCTAGAAGGCTCAATCTCAACCTCGATGTCCGTGTCATCCCCGTCGCCCTTGGGCAATGTAAACTTTACTTTTTCCAGTGTCATGTACTACTCCTATGCGCGCGAGACGCCCCGCGGATCACTTACTACAGCTTCAACTGAGTCATCGTTCATAAGACGGTACTCAACCCCACCAACTTTAAATCTCGTGCCTGTGTTAGCCCGGAACATCACGTAGTCCCCCGCTTTACACCATGGGCCGTCAGGAAACCGGCTTTGGTCGCTGTATGCTTGTGCACCTAGGTCAATAACTAACCCAATGGTAGACATGATGTGCTCTTGGTGCACCGTAGCAGCGGCCTTAATAATGCCCGTGTCTCCGTAAGTGTTGTCTACTTGCGGCATAGCCACTAGCAGTCTGTATCCTACCGGTACGGGTATCTGTACTTCTAAATCTGTATCATCAAAAAGTGGTGTTGTCTTTGCTTTAGTCATCTTCTCTTTCCATGTGGTTTGCGAGGTCAGTTATGTAGCTGCGGGTAGTTTCTAGGCCTCGAATTAGTCCTACCGTTTCCATATACACTGAGTAATCCTTTGGGCCTCCGCCCGCTAGGTACTCCTTTGAAGCTGCTATGTCTGCGTCGATCTTTTCTTTCAGCACGTCATAGACGGTTGCCATTATTTTCTGCCTTGTGGTTGGTTGTTAGTGTTGAGGGTATCGAACACTTTCTCTCTCATGCGGTTGTCTTCCCCCCGTACATTACTCGCGGACTGAATTCGTAACTCAGCCTCATCAAGAGCAATTTTCTTTGCGGCCTCCTGCGCATCGGTGGCGTCTTTTTTGATTTTTCGTTGCAGCTCTGCCGCGTCAAGCTGCGCATCAGTCTGATCTTTCGCAGTTTTGCGCTGGACCTCAGCCTGCCGGGTCTGTAGCTCACCCTGCTTAAGCTGCATGAGTGGGTCTTGCGCCTGCTCCTGTGCTTGTTTTTGCGCAGCTTCTTGAGCATGCCCCTCCATTACCTGCTTGCCGGCGTCCGCAACCAACCTAGCCAAGTTGACCTCAATGTCATTATTAAGCTCTTCGTTGGGTGGTGGCAGCATAACACCCAGCTTTTCTTCAATCTGTGATCGGTAGCGGAACGCCACGTGCTCTGCTATGTGAGCATGTAGCGCCCCCATCATTTGCTGCGCCATAGGGTTTTGACCCATGGTCTGAGCAATCATCGGGTCCTGCATAAACGTCATGTGTGTCTGAATGTGCGCTTCGTGGTCTTGGTGAATAAACGCCTTGACCGGCGCACTACGCAGCACGTTCATATTCTCACTGACAGGGTCCGTCGGGTTAATATCGTCTTGGATAGGGACAATTTTCTCGGCGTTTTTAATGCCGATCGTTTCTAGCATCTGCCTATGCAGCAGAGGTAGGTCATATATCTGTGGTGTTTGCTGAGCCATCTGCATAGCGGTCTGGTACTGGATAACCCGCTGCGCCATGGTTGAGTTATTAGGATCACTAACCGGCACTACTTCGACCATGGCGTAATCAGCTTGCCGGGCGGTGTTTTCACCTCGCTCTGGCTTGTACTCATAATCGATCGGAGCATTGTCAGCCATCAAAGCCCGTAGGAGCTTAAACTCCTGTTTCATGGCATAATGCACGCGGGCCTGCACTGCTGCCATCGGCTTAAGCGTTCTCTCCAGTAACGCCAGTGTAGTGCCCACCGGAGCATTAGCAGACATATCGCTAATATTCATGTCGCTAATGGCGCCCAAGCGTCGACCTTCGGTAGTAATCTGGTTTAGCAGGGCTAGTAACGTCTGACTAGGCTCTTTGTAGGGCAACGCCATGATGTTTTCACGGATGCTACCACCCGGCACGTCCACATCACGAAACTCACCCGGCTCAATAGGCGAATCGTCGCCTTTTATGCGTAGTCCGCGTGCTTTAAGGCCCCCGGGCAGGTTGCTCAGGGTGCCAGCATCCACTAACTGCCTGATCAGCGAGGTACCCGCTCGGGCATAGCCCCCAATAATGTGTATCAGGCCAAGTCCGTAGAACCCAAAGCCCGGAATGTACACATAATGCACAAAATGCTGTCTCTTAAGGTGGAGCACGTCATCTTCTACCCAGTTACGGTACACACTAAGAACTTCCCCACTCGATTTCTCGATCGTCACAATATACGGCCGCGCAATACCGTCCTCGTCATCAACGCCGGGGATCACGTGATCAATGTGCATCTCATAAAGTGCATACCGGTCATCAGAACTTAGATCAAACCCAGCATCCTCAGCCTTTGTTTTCTCAATATCACTGGAGTAGGGCTCTGGGTCGTCCAACTCGATGTCACGGTAGAACCCACTGGCCTGCAGCTTCTTAATGTCGTTGTCGGTCTTACGCATAATATGCGTGACGCGCTCTGCAGACTCAATATGTGACGCGCCATACGGTACCACGACGTTCTCCGCAGACTCATATATGGCAACTTGCCGGCCCATGTTGGGGTCGTAGTACACTTTTTTGAATGCTGAGCCTGCAAGCCCCAAGCTATAAAGCATGCGTTCATGTTCTGGCCGGTACTCAACCATGTTCTCAGTGAGCTCATAGTTCATATCTGCCTTGACGCGCTCCCCTGCGTCCATCTTCTCTTGCGTTTCTTCACCAATAATTTTAACGCGTACCGGACCCGCCGCGGGGAACGTCTCACTCATGGTTTCTGCTTGGAACCGGATAACTGCTTCTGAGAGCACCGTAGAGTGCACACCACAGGCGCCCTCCCATGGCCTCGTCCGTTCTTCGTGTTTGAACCCAACAAGCTCAAGGCCCTTAGCGTACGTGTCCGCCCACTCTTGGCGGCTGGTTATGTCTGCGTCGACCAGACCCATTAGGTCACTACTGAGCGTACTTAGCACATCCTCAGACAATAATTCCGCCAAATTGGTGTCAAACGGTGCGCCGGCTAATTCGCCGTCCCCTACATCCTCACCAAAGGTTACCTCAACACCACCATCTTCTAGCTCAAGAATACTGTCCATCGGCGCGCCGGCTTCAATGAGTATCTCGATGTCCGGTATCTCATCTGACATCTCTCGATCCAAGCCCATCGGTGCCGCATACAAACTCTTTTCAATGCTCATTAGTAGTACCCAGTTGTTCTACGTTTTTGGTATGTCGGCTCGTCCCGCTCGTCTGACGGCAGTCTAATAAACCCACCCTGTCGGAATCGCATTAGTGCCATCACGCTGCTGTCAACAAGGTCGTCGTTGCTCATAAAGGGAAAGCCAGCAATCTCTTCGACCAACTCTTCCGCCCAGCGCGTCTCTGGCACCCATACTAACCCAGAAGATATGATATCCGATACCGAGTTTAATCGCGCCATCTTATCGCCTGACCCGCGGTGCGGCGTATACTCTTGGACCGGTATACCCATCCGGCGCATTTCTTGGTACAGCGCAACCCCCGAGCTTTTCTTCTCCACAATAAAAGAATCAGGCTCTCGCTTCTTGTACTCCTCCAACGCCAGCTCCTTTAGCTCAGGAAACTCTAGCCGTTTTTTGATGCTGTTCAGGAGGATGATGTTGTACGCCTCCGCGGGCTCGTACATGAACACACCCCACGTGGTTAGTGCCGTATAGTCCGCCCGGTTGTTAGTCTCCGCTGCAGAGTCCAACGACATGATAATAAACTCACACTCCGGGGGCTCTTCAAGTTTCCACGTGTTCCACCACTCTCGTTTGACGATCGCAGCTTCTTCACCGGTAGGGTTCTGCTGGTACTGCGCGTTCCACTGAAACGTAGGCATTGACGCCTTGGTCCTACCCAGCGCCTCCAAATCAAAGAACTCAGGCCACAACGGCTTCAGTACAATCTCGTGGGTTACTTTGTCTTCTATCTCGAGGATGGCAGGAAACTCTACCACTTCATACTGGTCTGACTCAGCGTTTTGCGTCATGTCTTTTATGACCCGGCCTGTCAGGTCATCTTGGTGCCACCGCGTTTGGACGATCGCTACTTTGCCACCCGGCATGAGTCGAGTCCGCGCGCCGTAAGTGAACCACTCGTAGGCTTTAGCAAACGCCCCGAAGTTGCCGTTGATCACGTCCTGCTCTGAGTGTGGGTCATCAATGACGAGTAAGTGCGCACCACGTCCTGCGATGCTCGAACCAATACCACAGTTATGTGTAAGTATGCCATCAGCAAAGAACCTATTGCCCCCTGCTACCGTGTAATTAACAAACGTTCGCGGCGCGTGCTCCTCAACTGTTACCCTCGCTACTCGTCGTACTCCCAGAAGTAGCCCTTGTACGACTTGCGCTGCTTCTGTAATACTCTCAATATACCCTTCAGGACCGCATTTTGGGTTGGCATTGTTCTTGATGCAGCCCGCAAAGAGTCGTGCCGCGTTTCTACGGACCCATCCAAACGACGCTGTATCACGGGCACGTTGAACTTCCTCATGCGTAGCTTGGGGGCCTGCACCGCTTCCGCTAGTGTCATCCCCTTCTTCACTCTGTGGCGGATAGCCTCGGGTGTGATGCCAAGCTCCTCTGCCCACGCTGACAACGTCTGCGTCCGCCCTTGCGCGGTTATATGCAGGTTTGTTCGTTTGTTCCTGTTCTGTTCTATTTTCGTTGCCCACCGGCAGTTCTCGGGATGGTACGGCCCATCGTTGTCTATCCGATCTACTGTGTGTTGGGGGGTGGGTGGCTCCCCCATGTCCGCTACATAGTTCTCTATCACATGCCATCGGCTGCACACTGTTACACCACGCCCTCCATAGTCTGGGTAGTTGTGATTTGCCACACGATAGCACCGCGAGTGCATAGCCCTGAATCGTTTGTACATTGGGTGATCTGAAGGTGCCATGGTATAACTCCCTTGTGTGAGTCTTCAGTATGTCCCAAAAACTCTCCACACACAATACATCGCCAATACATACCTCTTCCGCGTCCACCCACCCCCTACCAAACACCCATATGGGGTGCTCAGTAGAACAAGACAACGTGCG